GCATCAGGTTCTATCCCACGATGTCATGCGGCTGTCCCAGACGGTCCCGCCGCCGTCCCACGGCGTCGAGGTGTGCAGCTCCTGCGCCACCGTCGCCGACACGCCGGCCGGCTTCGGCAGGATGCCGGACGCCTGCGCGATGCTGACGTCGAGCGGGGTCATCTGGAACTCGAACTTGTACTGCATCGTCATGTCGCGGCCGTCGACGACGTACACGTTGCCGCGGCGCGGCCAGAGCATCAGCAGGATGTTGTTGATGCCGGGGATGCTGCCGTCGCAGATGTTCGCCGCCGCCTTCGCCAGCAGCAGCGTGCGGTAGCCGGTGTCGTCGAGGATGACGTTCTGCGTGAGCTTCTGGCCCGAGTAGAACGGCGACTGCCCGTACGGGTCGGCCGACACCGTGGTCGCCTCGTCGTAGCCCCAGTACTTGCCGGTGGCGACCGCGATGACGCGGCCGATGCCGAGGATGCGGCCCCACGCGTCCAAGCCCCAGCCAACAGCGGTGTCGATATTCCACATCAAGTCATAGAAATCATTGATGTTCTTGGTCGGATCAATCCACTGGTTGAATGCCTCGATCAGAAGAGTGATAGTCGGTGACGCATCGTATTGACTGATTACGGTCGGGTCGGGGTTTTGCATGTCAGTGACGCTCGCCGATATACGAAAGGTTCTGCCTCTCGCGCCGCAGAGGTTCCTCGACAAGATCGCACCCGACGCGACCGGATGCTGGCTCTGGACCGGGGTCCTCATCCCCAACGGATACGGCCAGTTCTGGTGGAACGGCCGGATGGAGAACGCCCACGTCATGGCCGCGCGGTTCAGCGGCCGAGAGGTGATTGGCGGGAAGCGCGGACAGATCGTCCGGCATTCGTGCGACGTGCGTCCCTGCTGTTATCCGATCCACCTGTTCGTCGGATCGCAGGCTGAGAACCAAGCCGACATGGTCAGCAAGAGCCGACAAGCCTTCGGCGAGCGGCATGGGATGGCAATCCTGAGCGAAGACGACGTGCTCTACATCCTCGGCCGCCATGAGACCGCTCCGGCCGCTGCCGCCCTGTTCGGGGTAGCGACCGCGACCATCCACGATATCCGTCAAGGGCGCAGATGGCGTCATCTCAGATGAGGCTCACGACGACGTTCGCAGCCCCTAAAACTGGAACGTGGGCGATGCCGACCGCGACGCTGTTCAGCCCGGCCGCGAGCGCCTGCATCGCCTCGCTGGCGACGGTCTGCGCGATGGCGACGTTGTAGGTGCCGGTGCCGCCCGTGCCGGTGCCGAGCGAGACGATCCGCACGCCGTCCGCGACGCCGGGCGCGACCACGGTCTGCCCGACCGCCAGCGTGCCCGAGGCGACCGCGCTGACCGTCATGACGGTGCCGGCGATGGCGGCGGTGAAGGCCGCCGCGGGGGCGGCGGTGCTGCCGATCTGGATGGCGAGTATCTCGCACCACGGCCCGAGCGCGGCGACGCCCGCGTAGAACCGCGAGGCGAACAGCTCGGCGCCGATCCGCGCGCGCGTGCCGCCGTCGAGGCCGTTGAACGCGGCGAGCACGGCGTTCGCCACGAGCTGCTGCACGTTGCCCGGCACCGAGGGGTTGTTGCGCAGGCTGACGCCGACGACGAAGGTCTGGCTCGCGGCGATCTGGAACGTGATCGAGTAGGACGGCAGCGGCGCGCCGTAACCGGAGTTCTGGTCGTACACGGTCTCGGTGTGGTTGCCCGCCATGCCGCAGCCCGGCGGCTTCTTCGACCAGATCGCCTGCGCGACCGCCTGCGGATCGCCTCCCGCCACGCAACAGTACATCGAATGCGCGGGGATGGTGACGCCGTCGGACACGACGGGCGATCCGGTGGAGTTCTCGGTGGTGTAGGCGTCGAGCACGTTCGGCACGTTGAGCACCGCCGCCTGGATGCTCTGCACCGTGGCCTGCGCGTTGACCGACACGGAGGCGAAGCGGCGTTGCTCGAACGCGGCGCGGCTCTCGACGTCGTTGCCGACCACCGCGTCGGCGGCGTTCGAGATTAGGTCCCAGCCGGGGATCGCCTGATAGACGATCGACAGCGATCCGGCGGGGCACGCGATGGGCCCGGTGACGGTCGCGGCGAACGGCAGCACGACGGTGCCGGACGCGCCGATGACGCCGCCCTCGCTGCACTCGAACAGCGTGCCGTCCTGCGCCGCGGCGAGCGCGCCGGTCGGGATCACGACGCCCGGCAGGCCGGTGCAGGTCGCCTGCGCCGTGGTCGGCTCGGCCGGCATGCGCGAGAGGAAGTAGATGCGGCCGATGGCGTCCTGCATCCGGCCCGAGGCGTACGCCGGGTCGACGCCGTTCGCCAGCGCGAGGAACTGCGCGTCCTTGTCGCCGATGATCGCTGCCAGGCTCGACGCGAGCTGGCCCTGCGGCGTCTCGAGCGCCTGGTTGAGCCTGCCGCCGAACGCCGCGTTGATGTCGGCCTGCACGCCGGCCAGCACGTCCGGCTCGGACGGCGCGACGAAGCCGGCGTCGCCGAGGTAGGGCTGCGGGACCGAGGTGGTGCCGCTCACAGCCCGCGCATCGCGACGTCGATCCGGCCGCGCTCGCGCGCCGCGACGAGCAGCCGCGCGATGGCCTTCGCCATGCCGTCGGTCCGCTCGCTGGCGAGCACGCGCTCGACCACCTCCCAGTCGATCGAGACCGCGCCGTCGGCGGAGATGCTGGCGACGCAGAACTGCCAGCCGGTCGGCGCGATGTTGCCGGTGAAGGTTGCGCTCGGATCGGCCGAGAACGCGCCGACCTGCTCGTTGGTCAGCGGCGTCGCGGGTTGGTGCAGGCCTTCGGGCAATGAATGCGCAGCGACAGCGTGCTGGTGATCTGCCCCGTCGCCGGCATCGTAGGCTGCGTCCCTGGGGAAGTGCGCCATGTTCATGTCCCCGGCTTGGGTTGTCCGCTCTCGCCGCCGCCCGGCACGACGCCGAGGTGGTGGTGCGTCGCGAGGTTGATCGTCGTCGCCGCGTCGGCCGAGTTGATCGTCACGGTCCCCTTCATAACCGCATTGCCCGTGGCGTCGATGGCGAAGTTGCGCGCGGTGATCGTCAGGTCGAACGGCGTGCCGATCTCGATGCCGTTCGGGTGGAAGCGGATGTAGTGCTGCGGCGCGCCGTTGAGCACGCCGCCGTGGTAGAGGCCGTCCGACATGCTGAACCGCCGGCGCGAGCCGGGCAGCGACGCCTTGCGCGTGCGCTTCACCGACGAGATGTCGTGGCTGGCGAAGGTCGCGATGCCGATGTCGCCGACCTTCGGGTCCATGATGACCGCCGCGTCGCCGCCCTGCGCGCGCAGGTACGGCAGGTTGTGCAGCACGCCGTGCGGCATCGGCTGGCCGTTGCCGTCGACCTGATGGACCATCGGGCGGACGCTGACGAAGCCGACCGGCCCGACCTCGCCGTTGGTCGTCACCGACACGACCTGCACCAGCGTCGTCGTCGCGTTCCTGTTCTGGAGCTGCTTGATCGCGAACTTGATCTGCGAGAAGTCGCCGCCGAGGTCGAACGGCGTCGCCATGCCGGCGTATGACTTCGAGCCGCTCACGACGCGACGCCGATCTTGTCGAGGCCGAGCGAGGTGAACCACTGGCCGCCCGCCGTCTCGGTCTCCAGCTCGTGGTGCAGCTCCATCACGCGCCATTCGCCGGTCGCCATCCGCACGTCGCTCTCGACCCGCACGTGCCCGAGCACGCGGATGTCCTTGTTGAACATGGTGCGCACCCGCACGTGCGCCGCGGAATGGAAGGCCGGGTAGCCGACCATGCCGGTCTTCGGCGAGATCAGCGCCATCGGCCCCTGCCGCGGCGAGCCGTAGTGCGGGAAGATGACCATCCGCCCGTCGTCGACCGTGTACGAGAAGTTGCCGGCCTCGGCGACGAGGTCGGCCTGCATGATCGCGGTGCCCTGGAGGTACTGGTCGGTCAGCATGGTCGGCGGCACGCCGGCGTTCTCGAACGCGTAGCCGGCGTTCTTGGCGATCTGCTGCATGATGACCACGGCGTCGGTCTGGTCGATGAACGACAGCGGCTCGATCGGCTTGAGCTGGTCGACGAACGCGGTCTGCGACTGCACGACGAGCATCGCGTTCGGCAGCGCGTCCATCTGCGGATACGACTCCCAGATGGTGCCGCGGTAGATTTCCGACACGCCGTCCTCGTCGCCGGCCGCGAGCAGGATGGCGTTGCTGCGCAGGTCGGCGAGACGCAGCGTGCCGAGCGTGCAGAGCGTGTTGATGAGGCTCCAGTTCAGCCCGCCGATGCGCACCTGCGCGGTGTTCATCACGGAGGCCGGGAACTTCTGGATCGACGCGTGCACCTCCAGCCCCGTGACCTTGTAGGTCTTGACGCCGGCCTCGCCGAAGTTGCCCTGGCCGAGCTTGAACGTGACGTCGATGCGCCGCCCGCGCATCCCTCCCTTGGGAGGCTCCGCCTGCGCCTGGTTCTGGTCCGCGTTGCCGAACGCGGAGCGGTTGCGGGCTGCGGCGTCGGGCGGAACTGTGGCGCTCATGGCGGATATATCTGCCACGCTTCGAGGTAGGTGAGCACCCAGCGGACGCCGAGGCCGTCCCATCGCGGGTCGTCGTTCGCCTGCCGGTCGATGAACATCAGGTCGCCGGCGAAGCCGCGGTAGTAGTCGCGCACGATCAGGCTCGCGTTGTGGCAGACGACGCCGCCGACGACGATGAGGTCGTTGAGGAACACGTCGCAGTGGAGGCCGGTGGTGCGGTGGTACACGTTGATCCGCGCGCGCTGCCCGCCGAGCGTCGGTGCGACGGTCTGCGACGGCACCGCCATGAGCGGCACGATCTGCATCAGTGTTTCGTCCAGCTGATCGGCGCGTCGGGGTAGTGCATGCCCGGCGCGTAGTTCGGCGTGTAGCCCTGGCTCGTCATGCCGTCGACGTAGCTGCCCCACGACTGGCCGGTGTGGTTGATCGCGAACGGCGAGGAGGCCATCTGCTGCTGCGTGACGCCGCCCGGCGCCGTTATCGTCGCGGGGGTGCCGTCCGCGTTGAGGATCGGCACGGTGTTGAGGCCGGTCGCCGGCGCGCCGCCCTCGCCGAGCTGCTGGATCGTCACGGTCGGCTTCGGCGCCGGCGGCGGGTCCGGCAACGACGACGACGGCCCCTGCTGCTGCGGCTGCGGCGAGCCACCGCTCTGCGGCGCGGCGCTCTGCGGGTTCTTCGGCGCGTCGGCGGCGCCGTTGCCGGGCGCGGGCGAGCCGCTGCTCGGCGATCCGCCCGGGCCGCTGCCCTTTCCGCTGCTGCCGGCGTCGCCGCCGCTGCCGCCCGGCTGCGCGCTCTTGTCGCCGCTGATCGGGTCGGTGTTCGGCACCTCGCCCGAGGTGAACGCGCCTTTCGGCGTCAGCCTGATCTCCTGCAGCCAGCACTCGACGCGGATGATCGACACGCCGCCTCGCGCCTCGCGCCGGTAGTCGTAGTGCATCAGCATCATGTTCT